GCTTTAGGGGTGTATAGGGGAGGGTGTGCCCCACTGTACACCCTTCCGCTTCCAATCATCTTGATAGGCTATTGAGATTCACTGTATAGGGTAGCATACTTAAGCAAACCAATAAGCAAAGTATCCATCGCTTCGGTAATGTGGGTAGCGTCTTGAGGTAAGACTTTGCGAGACTTTTCACTACTCTTATCCTTTTTCGTAACAGAATAGTGGTCTTTGTAGTGTATTTTAGTTTGCGTACGTGCAGCACAGTACTCAAATTGGCTAGCATTTTCCATGTTGTACTTAAAATCGAAATCGTACTTGTCACTTCCACCTTTAAGAATATCGCCCCAAATATCGTAGCGGTTTTCTTGTAAGGTTTGAGATAAGTTAATTGCGTTCACATCATATCCTGCGTCGTACAACTCGTTAATTGTACGTACAGCAAATGTTTCATATTCGTCCTTATCTGCATCTCGTCCTTTGGCTGTATTGTCGTAGAAATATACTACCTGTTTGTTGGAATGAAACTGGTAATAGTCCGTGAATAGCTTGACAACATCAGAACGTTTGCCAGGGTGCGTTACATAGAATACCTTGAGCAACTTGATAGTTCTACCATGCAGCTGTCCAACAACCAGCGATGTTATGTCTGCATTGTAGTCCATACCGATAAACAATGGTTGTTCATCGTCTATGTCACCATCCCACAGACAGTTCCTATCTGCACGATAGTTAATAGATTCGTGTAGCAATGGCATAGGGTTGGTATATCCATGTGTACCAGGCTCTAGACCTGCATAGAAACAGTTATCAACCGTTTTCGGGATTAGATTCAATACAGCTAGATCAAAGTCTGAATCGCTTGATTTTGTACGATACCAGTTTTTGATGGTATCGACCCCCAAAGCATAGATATTCTCAAGGCTGGAGGCGAACGAAACATAAGTAAGATCCTTACACTTTTCATTCAACTCAGCGTACATGAGCTTATCGAATTCCTCGTATTTCTGCCTCTCAGCCTTCGATTTTGCAATTTTGGACTGAGCATTACAATAAGCCCTAATCTCCGCTAATTCCTCAATTTCTGCCTTTCTATCAAGGCTCTCTTGTTCTTTGTATTTCAATAGCCAGAACTCCGATGGTGTACGTGGCATATCGGTTACATAAACAACGCTCTTGTGAATAGATAGGTGTTCAAAATACTCTTCATTACCACGCAAACACTTCAAAGCTTCAGCCACTTTTTTCTCGTTACATAAACGTGCCTCATCGATAATAATCCAGTCAATAGATTCACCATTGGCCAAACTATTATAGTTGAATGAGAATAACTTGATAGCAGAACCATTACGAAAAAATATACAGCGCTTATGGTCACGTGGCTTGATGTGTGCATGCTTAAAGCCCTTTGGAGGCTTCTCAAAACACACAAAATCCCTTCCCTCTACGTAACCAAGGGCTTCCCAGGATTTGACGATTTGAGGGAAAATATGCTCCATCATGTGTTGAAATGATGGGCAACCAATGGCACCGACTGATCTAGGCATCAGCACCGCATTAAGTGCTGCCTTGATACCTGTAACACCATAGGTCTTACCTGTACCCCGACCCCAAATATTGACTGATAACCTAGCAGGAATTGAATTGGTTATTAGCTGGGCAGAATGGACATATATTTCCTTAGTTTGAATCATTTTCGGTGTAGTTTACGCTTTCGGCTAACTTTTGAAGCACAGGAGAAAGTTGAACTTTCTTCTTAACCATTTGAGATAGGAATTTTGCCACCTTTTCATCCACTGTCTTTTTGTAGTTTGGTAGTGCTTCTGGATTAGATGTCAAAATAGGGATTGCCATTTCTTCCTCTTTTGGCGCTGGATTGATCCAATTTTCTTTCAGCTTTTGCAAGCCGTTGAGTGCTGCTGCAATAGCACGTCCATCAGGTTCAATCTTGGAATACTCAGAATCAATCAGTGTCATGTATTCCTGTAACAAATAATCCTGAAGCTCCTCAGGTGTATAGAGTAGTTGTGGGTTGAACTCCGATACAACTCTGTCGTAGATATGGTATGCTTGAGGTCTACTCAAGTGAAAAATATTCACTAAATCATATATAATGTCCCGTCTTGACTTTCGCTCTGATCGGGGCTTCAATATTTCATCCACTACATAATTTTCGTAGCTTTTAGCTTCGAGAACTTTATCCGACAATTCAACTTTTTTCTTCCTAACTGCTAAATCCTTCAATTTGGTAGAACTAGAACTCTTAGTGGTTATTTTTTTCATTCTTAGAACTTCTTTTTTTCGTGTTGGTCAATCATTTTTTGTGCTTGCTTTTGAGCCTCAGAACTGCCCGAATAAGCAAGAGAAAACTTACTTTGCATCAACTTTGCCTTAGAGATTAGTTGGCCTCTTAAAACGGCTGTATCGAACTCTGGGTCGTCAACTGACACACCCACGATTATAGCAAGCTCTTCACGGGTAAAGGCAAATAATCCCGCAAATTGCTCAAGCTCATTCTTTTGCTCTGGAGTCATTAATTTTTGTGTGTAGATAGTTCTTAGTATGTATTCCTATTTCGAAGCTTGAGAGTACTAATCCAGCCTCATTTTTGTTATTTCTAGTCATGTTCTGACTTCCGATAATGGTATAGATTTTGTCCCCCAAATCGATTACTACAGCCTTAGCATGGGACTTTTGAAAACCGATTACAGTTGCAATTGAACTGCAAAATTGGAAGGCAACAGGCTGGCGCTCCTTGATGCGATAATCCAACAAACAATGTATTTCGTCTAGCTTTCCTTCTTCCTTGAGCTTATGAAAAGCTCTTAACGGTTCTTCTGATAGGCCCCAACTTGTGAAGTATAATTTGGCTGGGGTATTACTCTTGAGTATAAGTTGAACGATGAGCTGGTATAGTGAGAATTTTCCTTCCGAAAAATATAAGCTCGCATCATTGACCTGGCATGACTCAACAAGTTTGGTCAGACCTTCACAGACTGCTACAGACTGAATACTACCTGTGAAATGTTCAGGCAAGATTTGAGCTGTCTGTTTGGTTAGGGTTGAAAAACTAATTAAGCCGCTCATATTGGTATTCTTCTGGTTGTTCTGTTAGGTGTGTTTCTATCTTGAGTATTTCAGCTTGTACATTTGCAATGTGCTGCTCTTTACGATCGTCTGGGATCTTGCTCAAGTATGATGGTGTTAGGTAGGTTTTGATTGTCCTTAATCGGCGCTCAAGACTCTCTCCAGCTTTCAACTCAAGCTTGACATTTTCAGGTCGAGGAAGCATTACTCCATATTTGTCGAAGTGGTTTGTTTGCTCCCAAAGTTCGTCAGACTCCTCAAGCGTTTTTCGAAGCTCAAACACAGCTTCTTTTGCTTCGTCTGGCTCTAGTGTTGGCTTGCCTTGAAAGTAGCTTTCGACGTAAAGCACTAGCTCGAAGTGCTTTCTATTTGCCTCTTTGAAAAGCTGTTTTCTACGCTCTACAACCTGCTTAATTTCTGTTGGTGCATTAGCAGCTTCGGAGTTGCTCAAAGTAGCTTCAGGAAGCTTTGAAAGTAGCTTTTCTTCCTGTTTAAGCTGTTTTTGAATCTCAATGTGCTCTTTGAGAATCCTTTGAAGTGTACCCCTTGTATAGGTGCTTTCTCCTAATGCTGGAAGTACATTCAACCAGCTTGAAGCTGGGTTGTACTTTCTCAAAAGCTCTAATCCATGCTCGAACGATTGAGGGTCTTTGAGGTATAATATTAGATCATTCATAACAAAAAAAGGGAGGGCAATTTGCCCGCCCTTTGGCTTCACAAGTGATTAGGTTAGAGGTATTATAGGTGCTATTTTTTTGCGACTTCAGCTTTTGTCTCAATAGGTTTTAATTGAGGCAAAAAACCTTTTTCGGAAAGTTGCTCAGCTGTTTTTAGGGAAATTGTTTCCAAGTCAATCCAGCCATACCCAACAATAAAAAATGGATTTGAAATGATATTTTTTTCGACCAATTCAAAAGTAGCTGCTACTTGTGGATTGAGGGTTACGTTAAGCGACATAGTTAATTGCAGTACCACTTGGTAGGTACAAACCACGCAAAACATCGAACGTAATCACAACTGTGATACGTCCTTTGGTACGTTCGTTTTCAGGTGTGAATCCTGTAATGTAAGCACTTCGATCCGCATCACCATACCAAATACAATCGCCATTGTTCTTTTCGATAACGATGTCAAGTGGGGCACCAAGTAAGGATGAAATATAGCCGTTGTTGTCTGGTGTATCGGCTAATTCGAATGTAATTTCGGTCATTACACCTGTAGTCTCCTGAATGTTACCAATAGGTTTTTGGCTAACTTTCAAGGTCCCAACTTCAACCTCTAATTTTCCGAATGTAGCTGTTCCGAACGCTGGTGCAGTTACTGTTGCTGTAGCATAAGCAGCACCTTCAACACTTGCTGTTAAATCTGGTCGGACAGGGCGGACTGTGATATCGCTAGACAATGCAATTGCGATATAGTCCTTATATCCAGCAAGCTTCGATTTTGCATTTGGGTTTCGCAAAATCCTCTGGATTTTTGGTTTTACGATAGTTTGTGGCATTGTAATTTAATAGGTTTAGAATATTCTAGTAATCTTAAAAGGTGTAGAACAAAGTGGTATTACTTTGAGATTTTCACAAACACTCCAGCATTCAATTCGATTAACTCTTCACATAGGGAAGGATTTGCCAAAAGTGCCTCATAGTCGTACTCAATACCATTGTATTTGATGAATGGGTACATCAATTTATATTGGACTTTATTCAATGTGACAATTCTATCATCTGCTGAAGTTTTCCCATTTTGCAATAATTTAACTCGTTCGGTTAATTCAGCAATAACACGGTCTTTTTCCTCTTGAGCTTTAACTCGTTCAGTTAAATCAGCGATAATAAGGTCTTTTTCCTCTTGAGTTTGTTCTAATTTTGCTCCTTGAGCATTAGTTTTTGGTTCTGCCATTTTTTGAAAATAAGTACGTAACATTTTCAGCTACGTACTCAAATTGAAGGTTAGAGATAATTAAGAAAGGCTACCGATTCTTACGCCTGCAGGGTCAACAATTTGTACCCCGAAGCAAAGTTTCATCATGTAGATGAATAGGTATCCTGCCTCTTGAACTTTGATTGAGCTTGCCATACCAGCTGTATCTGTTCCAACTCGGATACATCCATCTATCACATCGATAATACGGTTTGATGTACCTAGCCATGTTGCTGGTGCAATCTTCACGCGTTTTCCTGTATCTTCAAGGTAGATAAACTCGAATACACCACCATCGTATTTTTCATACGTTGGGTCATTCTTATATCGACGTTTGAAGTTACTTTTATAGCGCTTAAACACTTGATGAGATACAAATTGAGTACGCTCAAGTGTCTTATAAGCTACGTCGAAATCGTCATCTACTTTTTGGAATGATTCCAACATATTACCTTCGTCTGTAACATTCACCCAACCAGCACCCTCATTGAATGCAGGAATCACCACAGGGGTTAATTTGTCCAATGGATCAGTTGCAGCAATACATTGTGTAATCATTTTTTCGAGTCCATCGGCTACTAACAAGGCTTTTGGCGTTGTCGTATTAACTAAACTCTTATCACCTTTGTAAAAAGTGAAGTTATTAAGTTGAGCCATTGCCTGTTTTGCAAACTCAGCCATAATAATACCTTCATGATATACTTTTTTGCCTTCGGTGATATTGATTAGCATATCGTTTACAAAAGGCGTACTACGAACATTTTCTGGATCAATTGCTAAGTCTGATTGACCAACACTTACGCTAAGTTTACGATGTGAATACACTACTTCATCTCCTGTAGTACCTACTGAACCTGTATATGGTTTAAGTATATTGTTAACAGTCAGTTTCATGTACCCTTTCTCATTCACTACATCTGTTTCGACAGGAAAATGAGAAACAAATTCGCATTGAGATAATTGTTGGCGCAAGATTTCAGAACCATACTTTTGTGCAAAATTTTGAAGTTTGGCAACATTTGTAGCATTATTAATGGTACCAATAGGTGTTAATAAACCCATGTTTTTTAGTGGTTAGGTGTTAAACTTGTAGAGGATTATAATTCAGTTTTAATGGTGTAGAACTATGGTCTTTAGGCTTTTATAGCTGTGAACTCTTCGTCGTCTTTTGACTCAGACTCGACCATTTGTTGATTATTGTTTTTAGGTGGTGTAGAAGTTATTACCGTTTGGTTTTGTCGTGTTTCAACCTTCTCAAGGCGCTCCATTAAAGGATTTAAAACAGCTTTTAAGGATGCCTCAAACGATTTCTCTGCATCATTTTTTGCCCCTGGAGTTCCCGCTTCTGTCGCTGTTGTGACAGGTTGAACAGCTGCTGTTGGTACTGTGGGCTGTTGATTGGCATCTGCGCCAGCTGTTGGTGAAGTTCCTTCTCCAGATTCAGCATTTGGTTCGTCGTTAGTTCCATCTTGGTTTACTTCTTTAAGATCAACCATTGCCTTGATGGCCTTAATTGCCCAGGCGTTATCGGTTGAAAATGTGTATTGCTTCGGTTTACTCATTGTTTTGGTAGTTTTTTGGGGGGTTGTAGGATTGGATTGTGCAAGCTCCTGAACATACTGGATGGCTTCTTCAAATGTGCAAATCCCATCAATCAGGCCTTCTTTAAGGGCTTGATCTGCTGTCATATCTGCACCATCCATGGCTCTTTGGCTGATATCGGGGCGGAATTGCTTAACGAATTCCATAAAGTGTGAATCGAGAGTAAATAGTATCCCTTCTTCGTAGGTCTTATCATTACCTTTTTGGGCATTTCGATAAGCCTCATTTTTCTTAGGGGATGTTGTAGAGTAGATTGAACGATAGTCAATCCCCATTTTCTGGTAGTATTTTTGAAAGCTCAAGAAGCTTGTCATAACCCCTACAGAACCAATTAAAACACTTTTTGAAGTGGCTAATATTAGTCTACTTGGTGAGGCTATATAATAGCCTGCTGAGCACGTCATGCCCTCGGATAGAGTTATAATAGGCTTAGGGTAGTTGGCTTTGTAATTAGCAAGTTCGCTGGTACCAAAAACACTGCCTCCTGGCGTGTTGGATAGCTCTAAAACACCTACAATCTCACCATCATTCTTGGCTTTTTCATACCAAGACTGGATGGTTTTGGTTCCTGCAGAACCCCAGTAAGTTTCTTGAGTAATTACATCATTGATGGGAATTACTAAAACGTTTCCTACCTTAAACGGAGGGTAATAGAAGTAATAATCTTCGATATAGATTTCACCTTGAGCTGAATAACTAGAAATAAATCTATTGACTAAATCCTTTTTTGCTTCTAGTGTTGGCTCCTGTTCTATATATGACTTATAATCGCCATTACTGGCATTCTGAAGTATATTGAATATGAGGTTTTCCGCTACAACTAAATTAATGTGTAGTGGACCTTTGGTTAGGGCATTAAATAGGTATCTATCTCTTTCATTCATGCCTCAAAACTCAGCTGTATTTCAGAGGAATGAAAGGACAAAAAAAGGCTATACAATTAGTTTGTATAGCCTTTTTATAACTCTTAGATGGTTTGATAAACGCCTGGGCTAACGTTCGAAGTATTATTTTTATCCCTTATAAAGAACCTATTTTGTGTAGGAATCACTTCTGGTAATTGTACTGTCACATACGGATATCCTGAGTATGCTCCTGTGGTATGGATACCTGCAGTAAGTACATCGTACCATACTTGTACATCGCCTGCGAGTGGTGCAATACCTACTTGTATATCTTGCAACGTAAGGCCGCAAAGGTTTCTGATCGAGATGGTATATACTTTTGCCTGAGGTGCAACAACTTCTATCACGTTCGAAGCTTCGGAATCTGAGTATCCAGCTCGTTGGCCAACTATAGTATATTTTCCTGGCATTAGGAATTTGAACTTATCATCAACTCCAGTAAGATTAATAATTACTATGTCTACGCCTTCAATTGCAAGATTTCCCCCTTTCTTGATAACGTATGAGCTATAATTACCCGAATTGAGAATAGTCACAACATCAGTTGTTAGGATGTTTGTAGTGTCCAGCGATGGCTTAGGTAACTGTGCTTTTTGTACTACTATTTCAGCGGTCAAATCACTTTCTTGATAGCCACTTTTAGTGAATGTTAGGTAGAAACTACCAAAATCACTTGTTCCTGGTGTCCAGCTCCATGCACCTGTTGCACCTGTTTGTACAGATGCATACTCACCGCCATAGTTGTAGCTATTACGATAGATTTTTATTGTTCCTTGACCTTCTGCAGTACCATCTATTTTAGTACCAACTGATACCAAAAAGCTACCCGCCACAAATGGGATATTTGCTTTTGGTAATGGTGTTTCTGGGTTGTTAACGGTGTAGCCTACTGTACGCAAAGATTCAGCTTTTCCAATTTCAGTTTGCGAGAAGGCGTAATTTCCCGCTACTTGTACATATAATGTCCAAGTTCCTTGAGCTGTTACAACTACAGTAAAAACAGTTGTATTATTACTTAGATTAATACACTTAATTGTAGCTCCAGCTACACCTGTTCCTGTGTAGGTAGCTTTGTTTTGCGCAGACAATACCATTTCAAAAGTTTCCACAGTAGGTTCTTTTGAAGCGTTAGTAAGGTCTATTTCGTTTGAAAGGTCAGACCACTCAAGATCGGCTCTTCTTTGCTTCGCACGGTATTTCCCTGGCACAAGGTCTGTAAAGTTATGGTACAGACCATTATCAGTAATGATAGGTTGAGCTACACCGTCTCGATATAGCTCAATTTCTTTTTGCGAAAAAGATGGCGAAACTAGATTCGTTAATTGAATCCATGTTGCACTTCTTTTTTCGAGTATAGGTGTTGTAGTCTTCATATAATTAGAAAGAGGGGCAATTGCCCCTCGGTATTAGTTAGTTGAAGTATTAACCTTAGTTAGCGACAAATAAAAATCTTTTCGCCCTGGCTGTTCTGGATAGCAGCTCTTCCAGTCGCTTGCTGAAATAGTACCTGTATAGTATGTGCCATTGATATTCACACGCCACATACAGTTTTGTGGTTCGACATCGTAAGGGCGGCATGCAAAAACTCCAATGTATCCATCTGGAGTATATGTAATTCGTAGAGGTAACTTATCTTTCGAATCCTTATACTCAATTCCCTTATGCTTTTGCCAAGTTTGTCCACCATCATACGATATCTCCGTATTCCAGCGGTTGAATTTCATATTTGGACGTAATGAAGCAAGACTTACCTGAGTAGAACCCAATGTTTTCTTTGTGAAAATATAATTCAAAGCACCATAAAACCCATTATAACCGTCTATATCAGAACCTCCCGCTGGTGCATCCCACAGGTATGAATTCCACGCACCATTGAAAAACGTCATCATTTGGTTCATAAATGTAAGATGACGATTGATGTAAGCTCTTGTTGATCCATCTGGTGCAGGATTGTAAAATTGATGATCATTCCATCTGTAGCCTAGAAATTCGCCTTGTGATCCTGCATCACAGACGATTTTGCACATAGCTCCGTATTTTCGACCCTGTAATTCTGCAAAGTATGAACCCGTTTCAATTAAGTGAATTGTTTTTGCTAACACGTGTACAACATTAGACCCTGCAATTCCTGTAGGATCGTATGCAGGACCAAAATGACTTACTTTTCTCTTCAGTATATTATTAGCATCTCGAAGTTCTTGTCCTTCAGGAAGACCATCTTCCTGTTTCCAACTTTGTTCTTCAACTTCTATTGCATTTTTTGTCTGCGATAGATTCCAATTTTGTACGTTCCCTGCGTCTCCAGATGCTCCCCAAATCAAATTGACTTGTAACTGGTCTCCATTATTATTCAATAGGTACGCATTCCCTGTTGGTTTTGGATAATCATACGTGCCATCTGAACGTGTAGGGTAACGAGCCCAGTTAAATTGCCCATAAGTAAAAAGTGATACAACATATAAGTTAAGATTATAGCCTAGTATCGCATCGCTCATGCCCTTAATATTAGCTCTAAGCTTGTTTGCTTTCATATCATTTGAGCCGTCCTCAAAACCCATTTCCCAATCGACCTCAGATGCGAACACCTTCACTCGACCGTTTTCCATGTCACCTTTTCCATAGTTACCAATAACTCCTTTTCCTATATTATACAATTCAATTGTACTTGCATTTGTGTAGAAAGGGATATTTTGTTCTGCATTACCAAATGGCGATGGGAAACTCATAAAGCCTCTACGCGAATGAGACAAACGAGATGTAAATGTTTCAAACGTACCCGAAGAACATTGTGGATCCCAAGGGTTTGAGGATGGCCAAATGTCCTTACAAAATTCATATCCCCATTGCTTTATTGGCGTGTAAATACCCTTTGTTTGATAGTCAACACCTCCAAACATGTACAATGGAACAGATGCAGCAACAAAATAAGTAGGGCTTTGAATATTAAGGTAAGGGTCTAATGTTGTAGGAATCTCTACGTTCGGAAATTTTTGTGGAGATACTATATCAACAATTGTTTCTTTCGGTACGGCATTGAAAATATTAGGATAATCTCCTGCTACAACAGGACTTGTTGTATTTGTACTTTGTGCAGTATTAATATAGTTGAATGCAATTGTACTGTACCCTGAACAGTTGTTCGATACAGCTTCTATTGTATAAGTACCAGACACTAAAGAACTAGGAATACCAAAATTGATTGTAGGACCTGTAGGAGATACAGTATTTTCTGTAAGAACTGTATTCCCTTGCTTAATTCTATATGTCATGCTGTAGATATCACATCCGTGAAATGTGAATCTACCTTGTGTATTATCAACTTTGCTAGCAGATAAAAGTGTCAAGCCACATTGGCAATTTGCTGTAGCTGTTTTTGTATAAGAAAATGATTTTGAGGCACTTCCTGAACAGTTCGTCGCTGATGTTTCCATCGTGTACGTTCCAGAACTCAAATCTATTCCTAAGTCTACTTGAGGAGTTGAGTTCGTAACCGTCACAACACCTTCTTTCTGTACTACATTACCTAACTTAACTTTCCATGCCATTTCATAGACACTGCATGACTGGAACTCAATTGTAACCTTTGTAGTGTTTGCTACTTGTGTTACCCCCAAAACTGAATAACCACAATCACAGGCGGGTTTTACCTGCTCTGCCACTGAACCAAAACCAATTTTTTTGATTTCGGCTGTAGCAATAGATGCCCCTGCTGGGCTGAGGATATTTTGAGTTACTGACTTAAAATTTGTGAAGGCATCGCTAATGGTATTGAGCTTTGTCCAGTTGACAGACGTAACATTATACTGCTGTTTTGAATAATAATATACCAGGTTATTTCCTACCTTTTCTATCTTGAGCCACACTGGCAAACTTATGTTTGCTGTGCTGGCAACTAACTGGATAGGGCTTTTATCACTCTTTCTTAATAGTACCTTGAGTGAATCGCGTTGAATACCCACCGTAGCATTTGCTAAGGATCCATCTACTTTGTTAGAATTATCCTCGTTTCGAAAAGATAATCCAACTAGTGCGGATTTGTCACTAATAGTATTGATGTATGCACTTAGATAGAAATTACCATTGCGGGCAAACTTATATCTGCGGAATTGGGCACGGTCAACAGTGCCACTTACTGTTCCCTTGGATTTAAGAATTAAGCTCCCTTCTGCAGTAACTACAGTAGGGACTTGAGCGTAACATGAAAATGATAGGAGCAAATAGAATAGCCCCCTGATAAGTTGTTTTGTCATTTTTGATAAGGATTATAATTGATTTAAGATAATACGACACTGAGGATTTCAAGCACACACACATAATCGGAATTTTCGCCAGTAGTGACCACATCTTCCCAATCTGCCTGCAGAGGATCTGGAGTATCTTCGCCAGTAGTGACCACATCTTCCCAAAAGTTGACCAAGGCACTGTAGTCTACTTCTGCAGTCACACCAAGGATTTGTAGTTGTGCACCTAAATAGGGGCAATTGATATATGCACGGCTTGACTTGTATATGCCGTTTTGCTCTCCAGCAACACGTACAAAAACGAATACAAGTCCATTACCTTGAGGTACTGTGATTTCACCGTTGAGCTTCCAATCTGTTACAGTACGAATATCGTTATATACCGACACCCCAAACTCGTACCCTTCATTGGGGTACTTAGTTGTAATGCTAGCTATACGGGAATCGCAATCTACTTCGACGTTCATAATGTCGTCGATAATCAGATTAGCAAAAGCGTCTACAGCTTTTGCTTTGGTGAAAGTAAGTTCATGAAAGTTTGATGAGCCTTTTTCTTGTGGTACTACATACTTATATGTACATACCAGGGGAATGAGGTATTCCACATGGCCATTCTCAAGTTGAAGCTCCAATGCAACATGGCGGTTGCGAAGGTACTTTTCTGCAAAATCAGTGAAACCAGTTTTTTCGCTATCCTTGAAGGTTAGCACTACTATATAGTTATCGTAGGCAAAATCATCGGGGAGTTTTCTTTCCTCGATAGTAAGTTCTCCACGCATCTGATCCTTACTGGACCATTCTACAAGATAGTTTTCCGAATTGGCCCACACAAAAGCACCCACGGAGGTAATGCGTGGGTTGGGGTCGTAATAGATGTTTTCAGCGAGTGCCAGGCGTGCCTTTGCTACGCCTGCTACTCGCTTACCTGAATGTTGATAATTAAGAATCATATACTGTATTGGTGTCGTTTGCGACTCCAGAGTCTCAGCAAAGATTCCGCTTTTATATCGGTTTCATCAAGGTCGAATATCTTGAGGAACTCGTAGGTCGAGTCCTCTTTGTGCTCTTTGTACTTATGCCTCACGACTCTCATGTGGGTACAGTACTCCATATAGAATTGCTTGTGGATGAATTTGTTGATACGCCTTAGCGTTTCGAAGTGGATTTCGGTTCGTTTGATGTTTCGAACCTTTCTATCGGGGATGTTGAGTCGAACAATATGGTAATAGTGTTCTTGATAGTTGTAGTTTCGTTTCAAAAGGTCGGTAATATGCTTACGCTCATACTCGAACTCACGGAACATTGCGAAAATTACAGTACCGATATAGTCATCTTTTGAATCATCGGCACTAAGGTTTAGTAGGTCTTTGTGCTTGAGGTATTTGAAGGACAAAGAATCGAGTCTAACTTCTAGAATCATTCTATTAACAAAGTATAAGGATTTATTGGTTTTGTCCAGAAAAACGACTCGTTTTGGTGGATGACTTTTTTCGCAAAAGCCCCGAAAATTCTTGCTTTTGTACAAGAAAATTTTTAGGTATTTTTGCACTGCCCATATAATTCTTTAATACTTTGTTTCAATTTGTTTATACAAGATACTCAAAAAGCATAGAGGCTATACCACTATGCTTTTTATAATAAGATAACAAAAATCTTGCTAAGATTGAGCAGCTTCTTTAGTTTGTTTCTCTAGATCTAAATCAGCTTGTAGAAACTTGATTTTTATTTGCTTCAAATTTGAAATCTCATTTTCAATATATCCAACAATCTTTTCACCTGTTTTTGTCTTTCTTCCTAAAATAGAATGTAAAATTGCTTGTTCAGGACTGCTAACAGGGCCTGAAAGAGTATTGATCATTTCATTTAAAGTTACAATATGCTTGTCGATCATAGAAATGCTTGAAGCTACTTGAGACTTAGTAAAACCAATTTGTACGTGAACTTGATTTGCTTGATTATCCATTTGATTTGATGTTTAGATTAATGATATATGCTTTGCAAGTAAATAATTCGCTTTTGGGAATGAGGATCTAAGCATGAGCATAGCCACATAAGTAGGGCAATGATAGCCAGTAGTTTGATGGCCATTATTAAGTATTTTCCAAATACTTCCATTGACTCAGTAATACCTTTAGTTTCATAGATTGAATAATAAAGCTTTGTAAGCCCTGATAGCTTTACTTCATCATACTTTACACTTGAGTCTATTAAGATGATAAGTGAAGGATATATCACATCTTCTCTTTGATCCGAAAATCTAATACATTGAAGTCTTTCTGTAACATAATCTATGTCCTTTACATTTTGGATTCCATAGATTACTATAGTTTTAATTCCTGCATGTAATTGACTATTCACCATAGGTTCATCAATATGAAACCATTTTGTGTGAGCAGTTCCCTGGGTAATTTCCAAGGCAAAAAGCTTGTTTAACCAATTGTATTTTCCAAAAATTATCTTGTTACGTTTCATTTTGGTATAGGTTTATTTTTATGCTTCATTCCTATGTGTGCCTTCAGGCCGTTGTGCCCTTTGTGAGTTATGAAATCACAGTAAGGGCAATGTGTTTCAGAAATCTGCTGTTCAGTTGCCTGAGCAGCGTAAGTCTTACCTCTACCACGACCCCAATCGTAGTATATCTGTGAACTTGGCTGCACTGTTGCTTGATCTGGTGTATGATCTTTCTGTAAGTAGGGGAGTGGACTCCTCTTGAGAAACTGGCAATGGGTGACAATCTCCCTTATATAGTTTATCTCGCGTTGAATATCGCCGTTAGCGTCCTTGAGCTTTTCGACGGATTTGGCAAGATGTTTTTCTCGTATTTCATCGAAGTTGGTCATAACTTTTCGGGTGTGAGGGCTATTTCTAGCCCTCACTGGGTTACACTAAAAATTGACTTTGAAGGCATATATTTCTAAGCTACTTTTAGACTTAAAATAGATGGCTTTTTCTGTTACATTGGTCTCTCCAATAATTCCAATCTCATTGAAAATTTCGACTGGATTCCTCTCAAGAACTCTATTGTCAATTTCTGCCAGTTGTGGATAAAGTATTTTTTCCAATGGTGTTGCATATACACCAAAGAACCACAAATCTTTCTCTGTGTGAGTAACCTTTGGTCGTGGTGCTATTATAAAATCGTTTTCCCATAGCAAGCTTTGAAACTTTTCGATTACTGGGGCTTCATTCGATTTAAAAGGTAGAATACATACCTGATCAATAGCATTTGCAATTACCTCACTTAAATTTTCGGGCATTGCTTGATAATAATTTGTCATGTTTCCCATAACTTTGAACTGTTTGATTTTTATACGTAAAAAATTTGAACACTTTGGACAGCTTGTGGCGCAATCACAGCTGTCCTTTTTTTGTACTTACTAATGAATGTTTGTGAAGTATAACCACAAATGATAACCAATGTAACTCCACACTGCAGTGGTTATAATTACAACGCCTCGCCATGTCCAGGCTTTGATGAGGTCTGGTGAATTAGGATGCTGCTTCATATTGGAATACTTCTAAGATTGGCGTGGTATTGATGTCGGTAATCTTATAATCGTTCAGTGTTCCCAAATTCTTCTTGAGGGTGTTGTATGCCTCTGCTGGATCATCTGCATTGATGATATAGAAGTGAGGAGAAAACTTCTCCTTTTGGCTCTTTTCATCGAAAGTGATGTAGAGTACTTTCATTTTGAAGAATACATCTCCACTATCTTGAATAAACACCTCTGCAAGTTTCATCTTGCGTATTCCTTCGATTTTGAATTCTTTTATACTTTCTTGAAGCCTTCTGAGTAGTTCAGCCTCTGCGTCGGTGTAACTGATAGCGTCCAGCAAATACACTTCCTTGATGTTTTGTAAAGAACCGTTGTCGGTCTCCTTCAGGTAGGAGATTTTACCTTCGTAGTATGTTGCCATTTTTCTAAAAGATTGGTGGGTGTTGGTTAATAATATCCATTATATCCATCTGGATGTTGCCAGATTGGCGGGTCAGTCCTAGGTAATCACGGGCTAGCTTGATGGCGGTGGCTGGTACGTAGCGATCACCTCGAAGCATTTTTCTAATATTAGAGTTGTCGGGATTTGGTCCATAATCAAGCTCCGATCGGAGCAACTTGTATAAACCTTTACGTTTTTGAAGTGGTAATTTTTGGTAGGCTCTTATCACTTCCATTGGCATTATAAGTCTCTCAGTTCTCATAATTATTTGACCCGTTTTTTAAGTAGTGACCCGTTTTAATTCTTATTCTAAAGCCTTAATGAGTTCGTCCAAATTTTGGATTTTGTGAGGTGGTTTTTTTGGGCTAAGATTCATTATATCTCTCTTCTTTACCTTAATCCTACCTTCAAGAACCATCTTCCTAAACTCGTAATCTAGGAATTCAAGCCCATCACAGAATAACTTATCGTTTTTGATCATTCGTTTCGAAATTTATCTAATCTAATTCTCGAAGTATGTCTTGAGCTAATTTGAGCTGCTCATATATCTCAGGTTGATTGGCTTTGAGATCATTAAATTCTGTATCTGTGAACTTAACTAATCCACCATTATCGAATCTTGCAAAGTTTCCACAGTAGAAGCATAGAGATATATCATCCTGCTGAGGTACTATCTTTTCTTCTGTGTCGATTGGTGAATGGCAATCGACCAATTCATTACAGTGTGGACAATTCATGTTGTTGGAGGGTTTGAAGTTTTTGCTTGAGCTTTTCGATTATCTCCAGACGATAGTCTTGAGATTTTTTGTGTTCTTCTGGGTTGTTCTTCCAACTCACTAACCAGTTAGCTGGGTTTTGGTAGAACTTATATTGTCTTTCGACATTTAGGATTGACTGCTTGAGTCCTGCGATTGTTTCCATTATACTGTGAGCTGTGCGTAATTGGTGTACATCCATTGTCCCCTGTGGAACTCTAAGAGTTTATATTCCTGGCGTAGCTCCTTGGTTTGTCTGGTGTCAAATATGGCCGCCGAGCGGATTCTATGACTTTTTCCCTGGAACAATTCGAAGTTCATAAAATCTTTGATGAGGTACCCTAGCTTGCCTCTTTTCCAGGCAGGGAATGTTGTGGAAAACTCATTGGTCCAAAATAGCCGACGGTTATCATCGGTGAATTCTATTATCAGGGCAATAGAACTCATTTCTTTTTTTCGGATGGCCGTCTCTGCTGGCAAAGCAATACGACCCGTTTTTTGTTTTTTCATTTTTTTTGGGTTTGGTTGTTTAGTAATCGTAATCAAAAGAGTTCATCCACGTCTCTACCTCTACGATTTCAGGGTAGATCTGGCTAGATTTTTTAGGGTATGTTGGTTTGAAATTTACTTTCGAAAGTGCCACCATCATTTCATTGAATCGCTTCAATGGATTGTCACCGAGGTGGCTGAAAATTACAGCGTAATATTGCTGTAAGCCCAATAGGTCTAAGTTATGTACCTCAACTCTAGGCTTATGACCTAATGCAAGCTTTTGAAAATCTCCTTTTGCTTGAGACAAAAGGTGCTCAACCTTGCGAGCTTTGAACTCTTTAGGGTTTGTCAAATTGCTACGAACCTTCTTGCCTTCAGCTTCTTCAGCTTTCAACCAAGCCTCTAGGCCTGCAAAGCCTCGTTTGTTGTCTTTGTCAAAGTATCCACGACCAGCCACTGCTATGCTATGCGGGTCTGGAAGATAGGCGTCTGGGTGGTATGAGTAATATTTTGCTGCTCTGTCGATCTTGTCAGTCTGGCGCTTAAGGAACTGCGCCAGCTCTTTTTCGGTGCGGATGTATCGGCAATTGTGGAAAACATCTGTCCAGATCAGTCTGAGAATCGTTTTCACTGTTGCTTTGTCATATTTTCTGCCCGAATATAGCTTCATGTAGGCATATCCCCAGAATTGCATGGTGGCTTGGCGACACTTTTCCGTCCATTCGTCGTATTGTTTCTCACCGTTTTCTGCGTTATCCACGCCCTGTTGTGGATAACTTTCGGCGCCCGCCCCCTTGGTGTGTTTCTCTCCGTTTTGCGTCTCCTGTGCCAAATTAGCTTGTTTAGGGGCATCCGTAGGGGCTATTTGTTTATCCCTCTGTCCCTTTGGTTCATTCTCTCCGTCACTTTTCAACTTATTCAGTCCGCTTATAATTTCTTTTTCAGAACTCTTTCTGTAAGTATTAATATGCGGAAAAAGATTCCCGTTAGTGGTAGAGGCGCCAAGTGGGCAAATTTGCAAATCTGGCTGATCGAATCTCTCTGCGATTGTCTGACCCCACAAAAAAGAGGCGTTAAAGGTTATTCCTATGCCCTTATTTCGACCTTTGTTGGTCTTGCTAAGTACCCCCATGTTTGCCAATATAGACAGCATAGAACGCACTGTACGGTCGCTACAGCCCGCACTATGCCCAATACTTGGGTTGCTGGTTAACAATTCAGGTAGGTTACTCTCTGTACTATACGTACCGAATTTTGTAGAGGCTACCATCTTGTTATAGTAGTCGACGTACCAGTTTAGGCACGTGTTGAAAACACGCTCCAATTTGGTACGCTCCAGCTCACGCGGGCGCATCAAGTACTCAAGCTCTCTAATAGTTCCATCAGGCTGTTTGATTTTTCTGGTATATGATTGGTGCTCGGTCTTTGCGTCGGCATCCATCATCATATTCCAAAATTTCTTACGCAGTTCTGGTTTCTCTATTCGTTTCATAGGTTTGGTAATTTTTTGATTTGGGCTACTAAGGCATTACCCTTTTCGCCCTGCAAGCTATTTGCTTACCCTGTGGAGATAACAGGAATCGAACCTGTGCAAAATTGACCTAGCTTTTCAGTCTAGCGCTCTACCTGCTGAGCTATATCTCCAGATAATTCCCCTCGTACTTAAGGGGATTAATCAACACCAAGATTAACTTTTTTGAAAAATGCACTCATGGTAATTATGTCCAGTCCCAATACAAGCCGTACGGATGACGTTTCTCTTTATGCTCTACTGTCTTCAAATACATATTTTCCCGAAAATCGTCATTGAAAATCACAAGATTGATTGTATCATCATCAATTACCCTTGTGACCATTCCAACATAAAAATTATTGCGATTTAAGTAGTAAATCACTGTTTCCCCCATTTTGGGAATTCTTTTCTCGTATGCCATATCAAACTATGTTCTTAGTTATTGATGGATAAAATCCTGCCACTTAAGAGTGTAACTGGCGCCACCCCGAACCCATAAAAAAATAAAAAAATCTAGTTCCTATTTTCCCTTTCTGAAACCGTAATATATTATTAAGAATAAAGTAAGGATTATAAATTTCATGATTGCTCCCTTGGAGAAATTACAGTGGATGCTAGTAACTTGAGCACTTCTTCTTCTCCACCATCTTCGAACCCAATACTATCAATATGCTCTGGTACTTGGCTATTTTTATCACACCTGATAATAATGTAAGATTTGCTTGGGTCTTGAGGAATAATTATGTTCTCAATATGTTCTGGTATTTGGCTATTTTTATCACACCTGATAATAATGTTGCTTGTGTCTTGAGGTATAATTATGTTCTCCATTGTAAATTAAGAAGGTTCAAAGCCATTTTTTCTTTTTAAGTAGGACTCCATAGACTGATGAATTTGATCAATTTCACCTGCCAGCTGACGTATGTGTTGACTGTAGGTATTCAAATTACCATTTACGGACCTTATAAAAAATCCAGAATCTTTTATGGATCTATGGTAACGATACAATTGACCAAGTGTACCCTTCAGGATTATTTCTATTTTCTCATCCTCAGGCAGGTGCAACCATTTCCCATCAGGTGCATGATACCAATCTTGAACACTGTCTATATTATGGGCTAATACAAGGTAATCCAAATAAACATTAGCATTAACCATAATTGATTGTGGGTCTTTATCTGGATTGGTTTCAATCAACTTAAAAACAATCTCCTTTAAAAGCTCACTTCGCTGTTCTTCGCTGTATTCCATAGGATTTATTTTACAGGTTTTTTATAGAAGGGGAGGGACTACACTCCCCTTGTTCAACTGGATGTTTAGTGCTATATTTAAGCTTCCAAAAATCAAATTATTCACATCTAAACAATCCAATATCTTTATGGCAAATAGTGAAATCACCGTTGGTTCTATTGTAATGCTAAAATCAGGAGGACCCGCAATGACCGTTTCTAAAATTTCAAATAATTGGGCTGATTGTATTTGGTTCCCTAAAAATTCACAAACTGATTATGGTTCAGATACCAAAGAAACAAGTTTTACTTTAAACGTACTTAAGGTTGTTGTTCTTCCTGAGAACGAAAAATAAATCTCCAATACTTTTTAGCTTCACTAAGGATTGATTGAGATGATGCACTAGGCCCTCTCACCTCAATCATCTTTAGCATGATTTCATGCTTCATTTTTAACTTTTCCTTTTTAGTAAGCTTATCCTTATTACGATTCTTCCTGTACCCCATTAGATTCTCCTAGTTTTAGTTCCGTAAACATAAAATCAAGCTCTTCGTCAGAAAACTTGCTTCTGATGCCATTCATCTTATAATCAAATGACCTAACATCTAGGCAAAATTTCTTTTGGAAAGCATTTCTTATACGAGTTTTGTCCTTACGGGCTTTTTTCTTATAAGCTGATTTTATTATTACATCCTTTGTCATATCCGCTCATCAAATTAAATGACGAAAAATTTGAACAAAAAGCCATTTCGTTGTAATTTCGTTTATTGTTCGTTAGTATTTCGCTGTTTGTGATACAAAGATTATTATTTATTACAGTATTAGCAAGCATAAAATTGTAATTTTTTAAAGTTTTTTGATGATTGATAGTTATATTATTTTTAAATAATTGATAATCAGTAGATTATGAATGTTTATTTTTTAATATTTTAAAAAAATACAATTTTTCGAATCTTTAAATTGTAAAAAATAGTCATTATGGAAAATTTCAATAAAAGGCTCAAAGAAGCTTTGAAAAAGAAAGGTATAAGTCAAAAAT